AAGGAAGAAATTATCCCGGTTTATGTTCTTCCCGAATGGCATGAAAAACGGAAACGGACGTTTGCAGAATCCGAATCGCGGGAAAGGGGTCTTTTATTCATTGAGATTATCAAGCGCGAACCTGTGAAAATCCGTTGCCGAATTTCTAAAAATCAATTTTTTACCGAATCAAGAAAGGAAATTTTACCATGAAAATTATTGAGTCGAGCGAAAATCTTACTGTGCGGGACGTTTATCTTTTGACGAACAATCCGAAATCCCGGAAAATGGGTGATGCCCGTGGAGAAACGATTCCTGTTTCCAAGTGGTGCATTTTTGAGGACGTGAATAAGAAAACGGGTGAATTGCAGGAGCTTCTTGCTATTGATACCGGGGACGAAGTTTACTGCACCAATTCGGCCACTTTTATTTCGTCTTTTCGTTCCGGCCGCGAACTTTATACGCAGTTTGGGTCGGACGTGACCGCCATCGAAATCATCGAGGGACAGAGCAAAGCCGGACGCGCGTTTATTGATTGCGTTATTGCGAATTAAAGCCGATAGGCAAAATTACAAGGGAATCCCGGCGGCGGGAAACCGCCGCCGGGAAAATCCCGGAAAGGGGTGTAAAGCATAATGGAAAAGTCCGAAATAAACGAACATTGTATAACGTCAGATTGTCCGAATATCCTTTTGGACAGGTTAGAGGAACAATTTGGGCGGATTGTCATTGAAGAGCAAGGGTGTACAAAAATAGATTGTACAAAATGCCCTTATTATGAAAGGAAGAAATAAAAATGTTTGAATATACTATTTGTGTTAAAATTGAATTCACGGATATTTACACCACAAAAAGACAGCTTTCCGGGAATATCGAGGAAATGAAAAACGAACTGAACAACGGCGTAAAAGAAGCTATTGAGAAGGAAACGGGTGTAAAGTTTGATGATTTCCGGGCGGAAGTAAAGTGTTTTGAACGTGAACTTGACTTACTGGAAGATTGAAACTGATAAGCCCGCTATAAAATGGGAGCGGCTTGAATTAGACCTGTTGGCACTTTATCGCAAGGGTACACAGGACGAAAATGAATCATGGAAAGAGTTGCTTTTAGGTGATTTGTATTATTTTTATTTGACGAGGTGTCTAATTATATGTCTACGCGCGATTATGAAAAAGAATGGCGAAAAGAACTAAAACGAATTCGCCGACAGGAAGAACGCCTTGAAGCGAAGGGGTTTGACGTTCAGCGGTACAAAGCCCCGAAAAAGCCGAAGACGGTCACGGCAAAGAGTGTTGAGCGGCTGAAAAAGGTCACGTCTTCAAAGATTTATAGCAAGTCGAGTTGGACAGACCCGCAAACGGGAAAAACGTATAAAGGGCAATCCGCGAAAAAGGCGTATGAAGCCGCTCGGAAAGCCGCCGTCAATTATTACGCGGTCGTTTGCCGACAGTTGGAAGAACAAATGGATTCCGCGATTTTTGATGAAAAGCATCAAGTCGATATTGCGGAGTATTATAAAAGCGAAATGCCCCGCGTAAAGCGGCAATTCACGGCGGGCGGCGTGGGGTATGCCTATCTCGATATGAGCCGTGACGGGCTGTCTTTCGGAAAAGCAGAAAAATATCATATTGAAGCCGCTGAAAATTTCATGCAGAATCTTTTGACATATTGCCGCATGACGAAACAGCAATATACGAAAGATATTGCCCGCGCCGCGGGAACAGCGGGGGAAGAAGTGCTGGACATTGAAAGCGAGATGAAGGACGAATGAAGCCGAAGCGCGTTTTTGCCTGTGACTTTGAAACTACCGTGTACGAAAATCAAACATACACGGCGGTGTGGTCGGCGGCTATGGCAGAACTTTTCACAAGTGAAGACGCGCTGATTTTTCATTCTATCTCGGAATGGTGGGATTATGTGACGAATATCGGTGAAGCCGTGATTTTGTATTTTCATAATCTTCGCTTCGATGGGTCTTTCATTTTGTGGTATTTTGAAAACGTTTTGCATTATAAACAGGCGTTTTCACAGAACGGCGAAGAATGGTATGAACTGGAGCGGAAGAAAGTCAGAGATTTGAAGAACGGCGAATATATTTATTTGATTTCCGACATGGGTCAATGGTATTCTATCAATTGCAAAATCAACGGGCATTTAGTCGAGATTCGGGACAGCGTTAAAATACTTCCGTTCACGTTGGAAAAAATGACGAATGATTTTGACGTTCCGCACAAGAAACTTGATATGAAGTATTCGGGCTTTCGGTATCCCGGCTGTGAGATAACGGAAAAAGAGCGGGCATATATCAAAAATGACGTTCTTGGACTTCGGGAATGCATTGAAATCATGTACAAGGGCGGTCATACAAAAATGACTATCGGTTCTTGTTGCATGGCGGAATTCCGGCGGACGCTTCGCTGCGGAGAGTTTGACGAACTTTTCCCCCGCTTGGACGAAATAAAGCTGAACGAATCGGAATATGATTCGCCGGACGTTGATTCTTATATCCGCCGCGCGTACCGCGGCGGGTGGTGTTTCTTGAAGCCGGGGCGGGAAAATCAAGTCTTTGAAAACGGTCTTACGCTTGACGTTAATTCCCTGTATCCGTTCGTGATGAGCGGGGAAAGCGGGAACGCATACCCGGTCGGGAAGCCTGTTTTCTGGAAGGGGGAAATGCCGCCGGAAACGGAAGCGGACAACGTTTTTTATTACGTTCGTTTTTCTTGCCGTTTCAGATTGAAAAAGGGAAAATTGCCGTGTTTACAGATAAAGAAGAATCCTTTTTACACGTCAAACAAATGGCTTGAAACAAGCGCGGTGACGGACGCGGACGGCAAAACGTCAGATATTGTAGACATAAATGGAAAACTTGTTGCAATCGAGCCTGTTTTGACTATGGCGAAGCCGGACTTTGAATTGTTTTGCGAAAATTATGACATAACGAATTTGAGAATGCTTGATGGGTGTTATTTTAGAACAGAAATCGGTCTTTTTGACAAATACTTGAATTTCTGGCGAAAGGAAAAGGAAACGCAGAAGGGCGCGAAAAGAACGATTGCGAAGCTGTTTTCTAATAATCTTTACGGGAAATTTGGAACAAGCCCCGATTCCAGTTATAAGATAATCGAGATAGATGGAGAAACGAACGCTTTGAATTTTCTGTCTATCCCGGAAAAGAACAAAAAGCCCGTTTTTATCGCGGTAGGGGCGGCGGTGACTTCTTACGCGCGTTCGTACATTATCCGCGCCGCACAGGAGAATTTTGATTCGTTTATTTACGCGGACACAGATTCTCTTCATCTAAATTGCGGGGAAGATAGGATAAAGGGCGTTGAACTTGACGGGAATAAATACGGACGGTTCAAAATTGAAAAGAGATGGAAGAAGGGTATTTTCATTCGGCAAAAGACTTATTTGGAATTTGACGAAGAATTTTCCGTTACGGCGGCGGGAATGCCATCAAGGTGTAAAAAATTTCTGTCTTGGAGCATGAGCGGAAAAACGCCCGAAAATTCTGACGAGGTACGAAAGGAATGGGAGAACATGAGCGAAGAACAGAGGCAATTCGTATTGACGAAAAGAACGATAGAGGACTTCAAGGTCGGGCTTCAAGTGCCGGGGAAACTTATCCCGAAGCAGATTCCGGGCGGTTGTGTTTTGAAGGAAACTTATTTTACTGTGAGGGGGTAGAAAAATGAAGCCTGTTTATAATTTGGAAATAAGTTATGAGAATGAACAAGATTGCTATATATTTTTAATTCATTTTACACATCCGAAATACGGACAGATTAAAGTCGGTGATATTGTGATATTTCATGTTAATGGGCGTGTGGCGAAGACGCAAGTTGTTTCAATTTTTTATTGCGGCGAATATGATAAATATTATTGTAAAGAGGATAAATGAAAACGGAAGCGGGTGGAAATAATGCCGAACTATCACAATCCCGTTAAACTGCTGTCTATGAAAGACCTTGACGGTAAAAAGCCGGAGATTTACATAGACGAAAGCAACAGGAGCGCGGGAAAGACTACTTATTACAACAGAAAATTGATAAAAGAATACAAAGAGCGAAAAGAACAGTTTATTTTGCTTTACCGCTTCAATTACGAAATAGACAGCATTTCCGAAAAATTCTTCTCCGAAATAGGCCGCTTGTTTTTCAAAAATGACATAATGACGGAAAAACGCTATCCGAAGCGGAAATATACGGAATTGTTTCTAAACGCGGAAACGTGCGGATATGCGGTCGCGATAAATGACGCGGATGGGGTGCGGAAGTTTAGTCATCAATTCGCGCGAACGGAAAAAATGCTTTTTGATGAATTCCAATCGGAAACAAATCACTATGCACAGGACGAAATAACAAAATTTCAGAGCGTACACAGGAGCATAGCCCGCGGCGGCGGCAAACAGACGCGGTATCTTCCCGTTTATATGCTGTCGAACGGCGTTTCTTTGCTGAACCCGTATTATACCGCTCTGGGGGTGTCCTATCGTCTGAAGGCGGATACGCATTATTTGCGGGGTAGGGGGTGGGTGCTTTCCCGGACGGTCAACGAAGACGCGAAGAAAAGCTATGCGGAAAGCGGCTTTGCGGCGGCGTTCGCTGATTCTGATTATTCGCGCTTCGCGGGAGAAAACGTGTACTTGAATGACAACATTTGCTTCATCGAACGTCCGCAGGGACGTTCCCGTTATCTTGCGACTATCAGCAACGGAGAAACGATTTGCGGAATTTACGAATATCCCGAAACGGGGCTTTTATTTGTGTCGAACAGTTATGATAAATCCTTTTCTTTTCGTTTCGCCACGAACGCGAACGCGGTAAACGTTGATTTTACCGCGCCGCGGGCGGATTTGGTCATTGTTTCAGCGTATCGGGATTTTTTCAATCAAGGGCGCGTTCGCTTTGCTGACTTGGCTTGTAAAAAATGTTTCTTTGATTTTGTGAGTTACTAAAGTCTTGACAAGACTTGTGAAATAGTGTAAAATTGAAGTGTCCAAAAAGCGAAGAAAAAGCAGAAAAGCGAAAACGGATAACACGGTATAAAACCCGCCGTTTGCTTTTTCGGAGTTGTTGCCCGTTCTGTTTTGATTCGTCTTGATTTGGATTCAAAAAGCCGCTGAAAAGCGGCTTTTTGTTGTCTTATTGACAAAATTGCATTTTGTGATATAATAAAGACAATGAAAGTGTGCCGTGTTTATAGGTTTTTGAAATGCGGCGGGGCGTTGGTGGGTACTTTATTCTGAAAGGTGACAAATATGGAACTTTGGCAGACTCTCGCAAGCCTTGTTTCTTCTATCGGTTTTCCTATCGTCTGTTGCGGCGTTTTGTTTTATATGAACAATCAGCAGAACAAAGCGCACAGGGAAGAAATCGATAAGCTGACGGAAACGGTAAACAATAATACCGTTGCGGTTGAAAAGCTTGTTATCCTCTTGGGAAGTGGTAAAAATGGGGATTAGCGTTTTTCTTTCCCCGTCCAATCAAGACGCGAATTTGTGGTGTACGGGGACAACGAACGAAGAAAAGGAAGCTGTCAAATTCGCGGACGCGATAAGCGACTACCTTTCCCCGCTTGGCGTTGAAGTGGTACGCGCTGACGGTATCGAGCCGTTCAAACGCTTTCAGTACGCGCAGAATTGCAAATGCTATGTACCGCTTCATACAAACGCGTTCAATGGAAAAGTGCGCGGAAACCGTCTTTTTATTCTGAAAAACGGAAATTCTCGTTATGCCGATTCGCTTTTGCTTGCGTCCGCGCTTAAAGTCGGCTTTGATACGCTCGGACACCCGGAAAAATCCGCCATTTATACGGATTTCGCAAAATGGAACGAATTGGTAAACGCGTCCGCTATCGGCGTTCCGTGTGTCTATTCCGAGACGATTTTCCACGATAACCGCGAAGACGTGAAATTCTATCGCGAAAATTTTGACCGCTTGGCGCGAGTTTATGCGAACGCTATCGCGCAGTTTTGCGGAATTATCATAGAAGACGAACCGCCGGAAACGGACGAAAAGATTTTCTATCGAGTTATCGCGGGCGCGTTTTCCGATAAGCGGAACGCGGAAAAGCGGCTTGCCGAAGTAAAGAAAATTGAAGAAAACGCATATATTCAAATTGTAAGGAGTTGATAACGTGCCAAAGCTGACAAAAGAGGATTATAAAGAACGGTTTTCAAAGTTTTTCGGAGAATCCCCGGACGATAACGCGCTTTCGTTCATGGAAGATTTGACCGATACCCTTGAAGAACTGTATAATAACAGCGGAAATAATAACGCAAAGTATACGGAAGAGCAGTATAAGGAACTTGACGCAAAATGGCGAAAGAAGTATACTGAACGTTTTTATTCAAATACTAAAGATAAAGAACAGGAAAAACGGGAAAAAGAAGAGGAACAGGAAGAAAAAGCCGCCGAAGAACAAGAACGGCTTGAAAAAATCACAATAGACGATTTATTTGAAAATACGTCTAAATAGGAAAAAAGGAGAAATTTTTATGCCTGTGCTTGATACGAGAAAACCGAAAACGAATACCGCGCCGGAAGTGCTGAACGCTATCCGCAACAGCGCGAGTATCAATTATCGAAATTATGTGCCGTATGCCACGCCGGACGCGGAGAGCGTTAAAGCCATCGGCGCGGTCATTATGGACAACGTTGCTTTGCAGAACGAGTTTGTTAATCTCATTAACAGAATCGCCGCTGTGTATGTTTCGTCTAAACTGTACGAAAACCCGTGGTCAATTTTCAAGAAGGGCGAACTTCAGCTTGGCGAAACTATTGAGGAAGTTTTTCTGAATCTTCCGACCGCCCATATTTTCGACCCCGAAACGGCGGAAACCGAATTTATGAAGCGGGAAATCCCGGACGTTCGCGCCGCGTTCCATCTGGTCAATTATCAGGAATTCTATAAACAGACTGTTGACCGGGACACGCTTGCCCACGCTTTCACGTCTTGGTCGGGCGTTGATGATTTTATCGGGCGAATCGTTGAGGGAATGTCTTCCGCCGCGGCCTATGACGAATTCATTATGATGAAGTACGTTGTTGCGCTTCGGCTTCTTGCGGGCGATATCAAAGTTGACGATGCTACGTCCGAGGAAGCCGCTATCGCTATGGCGAAAAGCGTCTCTAATAAATTCACGTTTATGGGCGGCGAGTATAACCTTGCGGGCGTTCTTACTACTACGAAGAAAAACGAACAGTTTTTCATTGAAACCGCTGAATTTGACGCGTATTCGGACGTTTACACTCTCGCGAAGGCGTTCAATATCGACAAAGTGCAGTTTGCCGGAAATAGAATGCTTGTCGATTCGTTCAGCTTCAATGCGTCCGAAATGGCGCGGCTTGCGAAGATTTTTGAAGGCGATTCGTCCTATACACCTTTCTCGGATACTGAACTTGCCGCGCTTGCAGAAGTCAATCTTGTTATTCTCGACCGCAATTTCTTCATGATTTTCGACAAACTCAACAAAATGACGGAAGACTACAACGGTGAGGGGCTGTATTGGAATTACTGGTATCACGTCTGGCGTATCTTCAGCGCGTCCCCGTTCGCGAACGCCTATGCTCTTACCGTTGAGGGAACAGCTTCCGGGGTGACCGCCGTTGCTATCAGCGGCAGTATTCCTATCGGTATCGGGACTTCGGCACAGCTTACCGCCGCCGTTACGAAGACGGGCTTCGCGTCCGGCGCGGTCACTTGGTCTTCGTCCAATCCGACTATTCTGACCGTTGACGCTCGCGGTATCGTTACCCGTGTCGCAAGCGGAACGGCCACGATTACCGCGACTTCCGTTTATGACCCGGAAATTTCCGACACGCTGTAAAACCCTTTCTTGATTCGCGAGAACCGCGGTAAAGAGCGGCGCGGGCGTATGCTTCCGCCCGCGCCGCTCGTCTATATTATTCTGGGGGTGTTTCGGTTGGCTTATGTCGCGCCGGATTCCAATATTGAACTGTGCCGCGGATTTCCGCTTGACCGCGGTCACGAATACGCTATATATTTCGCGGACGCGGCTTCGCAGTATTCCGCGATTCACGCTTACGCGTCTAAAATCTATGAAAAAAATTCCTATCAGCGCGTAAACAAGAAAACCTTGCGAATCGGAGAAATTGCCGATAATTTGCAGGGCGTTAATTATATGATTTTTCAAAATGCCGCTTTTGGGAATAAACATTTTTACGCGTTTGTGGACGAAGTGAATTATATCAATAATTCCGTTTCTGAAATCGTTTACACGATTGACCCGTTGCAAACTTACCTTTTTGACTTTAACTGGAACGCTTGTCCCGTGGCGCGAGAACACACGTCAACAGACGTTGTCGGGGAACACACGGAAACGGAGAATTTTTCACAGGTAACGCAGAAATACACGCGGATTTTGCAGAAACGCTTCGATACTTGGACTTATATAGTAGCTTCCACAAAAAATTTAGCAGTTGACCCGTCCGCTTATACAAAGGCTTCACAATGGCCCAACAGTACGCCCGCCGTTTATGACGGTGTTTTGCAGGGTTGCGGACTTTACCTTTATTCGGCTATTACGGACTTTGCGAATACCGTTAAATATCTTGACGATTTAGGAATCGGAAACGCTATCGTAGCAATTTTTGCGCTTCCGTCTGAACTTGTCACAACCCCGTTTGCAAATTCGACCGTTTCAACGTCAAGTTTTACGCAATCCCTTTCCGGGGCTTTAGATGGCTACACGCCAAAAAATAAAAAACTGTATACGTCCCCGTATTGCAATATTGTTTTGTCCGGGAACGGCGTTTCTGTGAAGAATTTTGATATACAGGGCTTCACGATTACGGGCGGTTCTGTTTCCGGGTCGATAACCGCGACTTGCGCGGTAAACGCGAATTCACCTATTATCGCGTACCCCGCAAATTACCGGGGAATCGGCGTTGTCGGGCTTGACCCGTACGGAGCAAAGGAATATTCCGTTTCGCTTGGTAACGCTTTGCAGGGTTCTTGGTCTTCTGACACTTACGCGAACTGGCAAGCGCAAACGGGAACACAACGAACGCTTAACGCGGTTATGTCCGTTCTTGCGGCGGGCGGCG